CCATGCGCTTGCTGTAATTAGCGACATCAACACCGAATTGTCGACCGACAAAGACTTCGCCGACGCAGATGCAACGGTGAAGTGGTGCGGCGAGGTAGAGGACAAGCTGAAGGCAGCCAAAGAGCACGCGCTGAGCCAGACCGAAAGTATCGACGTGCTGTTCAAGGCCATCGATGACATCGCGGCAGAGACACGGCGCAAGCGCCTGGAACTGGAGAAACTGATCAAGGCGCGCAAGGACATCATTCGTAGCGACATCGTCATAGATGCGGCGAAGGCCTTGCAGGCGCACATCGACCAGATCAATGAAACGCTGAACAGCCGGATCCGGATGCCGAAGGTAATGGCGGACTTCGCAGGCGTCATCAAGGGCAAACGCACCATCGACAGCCTCAAGGAAGCCGCCGACGCCGAACTGGCCCGTGCCAAGATCGAGGCCAGCCGCATCGCCGACCTAATCCGGACGAACCTGAAAAGCCTGAACGAACTGGCCATCAAGCACGGCTTCCTGTTCCACGACGCGCAGGAACTGGTGCTCAAGGCCAACGATGACTTGGTCGCGCTGATCAAGGTCCGCATCAGCGAGCACGAACAGCAGCAGGCTGAACTCAAAGCCCAGGAAGACGCCAAGCAGGCGGCGGCAGCGACAGTTGCGCCTGTGGCTGAGCCGGAGCCTGCGCCTCAGGTGAACGAACCGGCGCCGGTTGTTGCTGTTGCAACGGCCACCGTCGCGCCGATCACCCAAACGCCGGCAGATGACGGCCAGCGCATCAAGCTTGGCGATATCACCTCACGTCTGGGCTTCACGCTGTCGGCTGAGTTCCTGCGCTCCATGGGGTTCGAGGCGGTGGAGCGCAAACAGGGTGCGCAGTTGTATCGCGCCAGCGACTTCCCACGTATCTGCGCTTCCCTCGTCCGTCACATCCAGTCAGTGCAGAGCAACCAAGCTGCAGCCTGATCAGGGGTCCCTGCCATGGCTTCTCAATCAGTCCTCGATATCTACGACAGCACCGAGGAATTCGCCTCGATTCTGGTTTCCGCTGAGCTTCACGCCAGCGGAGCCTGGGAGATCGAGTTTGTCGAAAACATCCGCGCCAGCTTCAAGCGGTACGGCGTCCACACCAACCTGAGCCTGGCTCAACAATCGAAGCTTGAGCGCATCGCCAAGCACTGAGGACACTCTATGAAAACTGAACACTTTGAGGCCATTGAGCGCGCAAAGATGCACGGCATCATGCCTTCGATGCTGGCTCATGAGCTGCTGGTGCGCGATCTGGTCGAGGCGACCATGTTCGAATGGCAGAACATTGCCGCCCCGTTCAGCAAATTGAACGAAGGGCAGCGGCAGGAAGTGACCGACCGCATTACCGAAAAGGTCACCCAGGCAGTGTATGGCGCGGTGTCAATCATCTCTTCTCGCAGTGTCGACACCATCCCGCTGATCGTCGCCGACGCCAAGTTCAAGGCCAAGAGCATCACCGTCACCGCGACAATTGATGCTCAGGATCCCAACCGACATGGCCTGATCGACGTGGCCGGCAAGCTTTGCCTGCTGGTGCTGGCTCCGAACGACTACGCAGAAGGCTTGGACAGCCTCACAGTGGAGCGTGACCAGCGAGACCTGCCGCTGCACGTCAGCGACCTGACTGGCAGCCTGTTCGACCGTAAGCCAGCGGGGCCAGATGAGCCGAACGGCGAGGAACTGCCAGACCATGACGGCGAAGGTGAAGATCCGCTGTACCAGGAAGCCGTTGCTTTCGTCATGGAAACGCGGCGCCCCTCCACTTCCGCCATCCAGCGCAAACTGAAAATCGGATACAACCGCGCGGCGCGGATGCTCGAAGGCGTGGAACAGACCGGCATCGTGACGGCAATGAACACCAACGGTGCTCGGGAAGTGCTGCGCCCAGTGCTGGACCAGCAAGCCACCATCAACAAAGAGTTCGGCGAATTCACCTACGAAGACGCCGCCCAGTTGATCGTCCTCAAGGCCAATACCAAGCCGTTCAAGGCTCACTGGGTGCAAAGCCGCCTGGCCATTGATAGCGACCAGGTGATGGTCCTGCTGCTGCGTCTGCTCGACAACGAAGTGATCCAGCTCGATACCGAAGGCGCGACCTCCCTGGAACACAGTTACAAGGTCATCGCCACTCTGGCGGACGTGACTTAACCCCATCCCACCGCAATACCACAGGCGCCTTAGGGCGCCTTCTTTTCGCCCAAAGGAAAGTGCCCCATGAACCTGATCACTCCGTACGACACCGAAACCACCGGCCTCCCACTGTTCCGTGACCCAAGCGACGATCCGCGCCAGCCTCACCTGGTGGACATCTGCATTCTGGCCTACAGCGCTGACGGCTCCCTGGTTGATTCCTTCGAAGCGATGATCCGCCCTGATGGCTGGGTGATCCCGTCCGAAGTAACCGCGATCCACGGCATCACCAATGAAATGGCCATGGACTTGGGTATCCCTGAGTCGGAAGCGCTGGACGGCTTCATGGCCATTCATGAGCGTGCCGGCCTGCGGGTTGCCCACAACATCCAGTTTGATGACCGCATCATGCGCATCGCGCTATCGCGCTATCGCGGCAAGCAGGCGGCGGACGACTTCAAGTTGACCTCCGGCTACTGCACCTGCCAGTCGAGCAAGAACATCGTTCAGTGCCCGCCAACCGCCAAGATGATCGCCGCTGGTTTCGGCAAGCAGTTCAAGGTTCCAACTGTGGCCGAGGCCTTGCGGCATTTCACCGGCGAAGAACTGGTTGGTGGTCACCGCGCCAGGCCCGATACCGAGGCATGCGCCCGCGTTTATTGGGCAATGAACCCGCCAGCTCAAGTGGCATAAGCCGCCACACACTGAGGAATCAAGATGAAAGCCAATAAGATTTCAATCGAAGCTAATGGCTTCAAAATGAAGGCCACGCCCGAGCGGCTGGTCCAGTTGCTAATTGCTGGGCTCTTTACTCAGGCACTGCCACCAGCGGCCGACGTTCAACCGATCACTGCTTATTCGGTTCCTGCACTGGGTGCTGAGTGGCCAGGCCAAGGAGGCTACAACGGTGGGCTGGTAGCCGCTCGCGGCGATGTCCCGGCGCACTACCTGATCATCGCAGCCAAGGATGTTGGCAGTCTTGAGTGGGGCGGCCGTGGAGTTGAGGTGAAAGGCCTCAGCAAGACCGACGGCTACACCAACACGCAGGTACTGATCGGCAACGATGACGAGAGGAAGTATCCGGCAGCCGATGCCTGCGCCGAACACCAGGCAGACGGTCATCACGACTTTTACCTGCCCGCCTGCGCCGAGCTGTACCACTGCTGGGTCAACGTGCCGGAACTGTTCGCGAAGGACTGTTACTACTGGTCGAGTTCGCAGCGCTCCGCCGACTACGCTTTCCTCATGCACTTCGATGGTGGCATTCAGACCTACGGCGCCAAGTACGACGAGCTCCGTGTCCGCCCCGTCCGCAGATTCTTTATTTAATCCTTCATTCATCCGTTCTTGATCCGGCACCGGGCGCAGCAGCGCCTTTTTTGTTGCCTTCGAAAAGAGGAAAGACCATGTCCGCAGTAGCTCAAGCAGCACCAGCAGTGACCATCCCGGAAATCGGCCAGCCCTTCGGCGGTGGGTACTTCTCCGGCATTACCCGTGACCCGGACACCGGCAATCGCTACCTAAACATCACCGCCGGCGCCGAACATGAACTGGTTGGAGTCTGGGGCGAGTACGGTGTGAAGATCGAAGGTGCCGACAGCTTCACCAACGGCCGAGCCAATACCGAGGCCATGGCCGCTGCTGGTAGCGAGCTGGCTCAGAAAGCTCTGGCATTGCGCATCGGTGGTCACGATGACTGGGCGATCCCGGCACGCGATCAGCAAGATCTGCAGTATCGCCACTTCAAACCGACCACCGAAGCGAACTGGCAGTACGGTCGCAGCGGTGACAACCCGAACAGCGAGCCTGTCGGCCTGCTGCACACCGAAGAATCTCCAGCGCAGACCACGCTGGAAGCCTTCCAAGCTGGCGGTGTCGAAGCCTTCAAGTCAACCTGGTACTGGTCGAGTTCGCAGCGCTCCGCCAACAACGCATTCTTCGTGCACTTCGCTGTTGGCTATCAGGGCCTCTACGACAAGAACGACGAGCTCCGTGTCCGCCCCGTCCGCAGTCAATTGATTGATTAATTTGCTTATTTAATCCGGCCGCTTGCGGCCGGTTGCTCTTGGAGAGCGCGCCCATGGCGATGCATACGGATTTGAGTATCTATAAGGCTTCACTTGGCCTGCTTCAAATGGCTACGAATCTCACCCGCAACATTCCCCGAGACCTGAAGCAGTCTCTCGGGAAGCGCGTCATCGATGAGTGCATCGACGTGCTGATGTTGATTGCCCGAGCCAACTCAACCCCGGACAAGCGACCGCATCTGACCTTGCTGGTCGAGAAGGTCCAGGTGATCGAGTTCCTGATGCGGCTTTTCAAAGAGAGCCGATTCATCAGCGTCCCACAGCACGCCAATGCAATAGAGGTCACCACCTCGATTGGCAAACAGGCCAACGCCTGGAAACGCTCCATCCCAACCGCGCCCGCCACCTGAGAGTTACGGCTTTCAGGTCTGTGCGAATTGAATCTGGTCGTGCCGCTGACCCCTGGGTCACCGCCATGCGCATCAGAGATACCGACGGTCTAAAGCGTCCGTGCAGGTCTCGCGCAGTTTCCTCGCTGATCGGCTCTGCCTTCGGCTTGGCGACGTAGATAGCACGATAGGTCGCAGCGCTCCGCCAACAACGCATTCAACATGAACTTCGATGATGGCAATCAGAACAACAACGACAAGAACAACGAGCTCCGTGTCCGCCCCGTCCGCAGATTCGACTGTTGGTCCCTACCCGTTCAGCGAACTGGTTCAGGCCTATTACGACTGCCGCCGCACGAAGCGCAACAGCGCCAGTGCATTGGCTTTCGAGATGGATCTGGAGAAGAACCTGATCGATCTACACGACGACCTGATCGCCGGAACCTACCGGCCAGGCCGATCGATATGCTTCGTGGTCACCCGGCCGAAAGCCCGCGAGGTTTGGGCGGCAGCCTTCCGGGACCGCGTCGTCCATCACCTGCTGTACAACCGAGTGGCACCGCGCTTCTACGCCAGCTTCATAGCGGACAGTTGCGCATGCATACCCGGGCGCGGCACGTTGTACGCCGCCACCCGGCTTGAGGCGAAGATCCGCAGCGCCAGCCAGAACTGGTCGAAGCCGATCTTCTACCTCAAGTGCGACCTGGCCAACTTCTTCGTCGCCATCGACAAAGAGGTCCTGCGCAAGCAGCTGGCCGCCAAGATCACCGAACCCTGGTGGCTGGCACTCGCCGAACAGATCCTGATGCACGACCCTCGCGAAGACTACGAGGTACGCAGCCCGGCCCACCTGTTCAACCGGGTGCCGCAGCACAAGCGCCTCACGGCGCAACCCGCCCGCCTCGGACTGCCGATCGGCAACCTGTCGTCGCAGTTCTTCGCCAATGTCTACCTCGACGCACTGGACCAGTTCGCCAAGCACAAGCTCGGCGCCAAGCATTACGTCCGTTACGTCGATGACTTCGTGTTCCTACATGAGTCCCCACAACAACTCAACGCCTGGCTGGCAGAGGTCGAAGCATTCCTGCCCGGCCTTGGCGCCAAGCTGAACCCGACGAAGACCATCCTGCAACCAGTGGATCGCGGACTCGACTTCGTTGGTCACGTCATCAAGCCGTGGCGGCGATCAACCCGGAAGCGATCACTGACCCAGGCACTGAAGCGAACAGCCGCGGCACCCGCCGAGGATCTGCGCGAAACAGCCAATAGTTACTTCGGGCTTCTCAGTCAGGCCAGTCATAGCGAAAAAGACCGAGCAGCACTGGCTCGCGTCGTACTAAAACGTGGCCATGCAGTCAACGGCGCGCTGACCAAAACCTATCCCAAAGGCTAATCCATAGGTAATCCCATGAACTCACTTGCACAGCAGGCGCTCGACCGTGCCCGTCACGCAGCGCCCGTATCAAAGCTATTGCCGCCAATCTTGGCCAACGAGCCGTTTCCTGAACTCGTCATCACCGGCCCCATCAACCGGGTCATGGAGCTGGAGGGCAAGCGCTACGCCCTTGAGCACGTTCGCGGCCTGGGCGCGGCCATCCGCCGTGAACCCATCCGGACCAAAGCCATTGCCGACCTGACACGGTACGCCGCACAGAGGCCATCCAGCGTGGCCAGCGGCGTGAAGATCGTCATTGATTTGTTGAAGGGGGCGCCATGATTATTCCCATCTGGGCCGCGCTGTTCATGCTCCAGAACATCTACCGAGGGCCACGGTGAAGCCGAAAGGCTCACTTATTCTGCCGAATCCACCCAATCAACATAAAAGCGAGCCCTGGGATTAATAAGCCTAGAGCTATGTAACTGATGGTGGCGATCCTCAGCAGGTCGTTCACACCAATGCCGAATCCGATGATCATCAATGGAACCCCAGTGACAAACATTGGGTGTCGAAACGCCCTATTCATAGCACCACCCCTTATAAGTCTTCCCAATTAAAACATAAGCCTGCCGGTGAACGGCTAGCGAGGAATCCTGCGCATGAAAATCAACACTGGCGGCTCCAGCATCAGCATCAATGGCCGTACATTCACAGGCTCCAGCATCAGCATCAATGGCGACAAGGTCGTAATCGACGGAGTCGAGCAGGAAGGCTCCCTGGCCGGCCCGGTCAGCGTCGTGGTCAACGGTAATGCGGATTCTGTCGAGACTGGATCCGGCAAGGTCGAGATCACCGGCTCAGCCGGACGCGTCAAGACAATGAGCGGTGACGTCCGATGCGGCGACGTGCGCGGTGACGTCGGCACCATGTCGGGTGATGTGACCTGCACCGCGATCAGCGGCAGCGTCAAGACGATGTCCGGCGACATCATTGGCGGCTCTAAGCGCTAAAC